GAAAAAGAACTATTAGAGATTGACTTAATTGAGATTGCAAATGGTCTTGCTAATTCCGAGAATTACATCCGTGGAGCAATCCGTAAAATGAGTTTCTTCACTACTCAATATGAGGCAATTTTAGCCAAAATGGGAGTAGATGAAATTACTGAAGAAGCCTATGAAATTGATGAAACTCGCTACCATGTTATGACTGCTATGAAGCAAGCCCTTAACGCGGCTCGTACTAACGGTGGAATCATTGACGAAGGAAACCATATCTACTTATTTGATATGGGTATCAACGGTGCAGTTGCCCAGGCTGAAATCTTAGATTATCTACGCCTTGAGCAAGAATTACTCGAGAAAGGTCAAGAGCCTACTCACGAACTAACAATTAAATGGCTTGAAGCCTGTGCAGATAAGTTCCAAGATAACGGCACTAAATACGCAGAGAGCCGTGGATTTATACCTCTGGATAAGAAATCACTCGCAAAAGAGATTTCTCACGATGGGCTAAACTAGCCTAGTAGAATGGAGAATTAAATGGCAGGTACAACAGGTAAGGGACTGCGTTACCCAAGCGCAGGAGATAACCCTGCCATCCATACAGATTTTGCTAACCTTGCATCAGATGTTGATTCTGAGTTAGATAATTACGCCCTTCTCTCAGGGGCTACCTTTACAGGCGCAGTCACATTCAACTCAGAGGTCAATTTCGAGGGTTCTACAGCCAACGGCTTTGAAACTACCCTTGCAGTCACGGACCCTACGGCTGACCGCACTATTACCTTTCCAGATGCAACAACTACAGTCGTGGGTACTGATACAACACAGACTCTTACTAACAAGACTCTGACTTCACCAATCATCAGCAACCCAACTTTTACTGGTCAGGCATCTGGACTTCAAATTGCTTTCAACGATTCTCTAGTCTTTGAGGGAACTACGGCTGATGCCTATGAACTCACCCTCTCTGCGGGAGAGCCAACTGCTGACCGCGTAATCACTCTCCCAAACACTACAGATACCTTGGCAACTCTCACCGATGTGAATACAGCCATCGCTGAAGCCAAGATGAATCTTTTAATGCTCGGCGGTATGTAAATGACTTTTACCTACTCAGGCGACCCAAGCACATCTACACGAAACTATGTCCGTTTCTTGCTTAACGACACAGATTCGACAGATGCTCTCTTTTCAGACGAAGAAATCACTTATGTAATCAACGAGTGGTCTGGGGATGCTTATGAGGCGGCGCGTGAGTTGGCTGAAATCCTTATTGCTCGCTTTGCCCGTCTAGCCGATAGCACTTCAAAGAGCGTTGGCGACATCTCTGTTTCAGAGTCTTACAGTTCAAAGATTGCCCATTATCAGCAACTTGCTAATAGCCTTTTGTTACGAAAGATGCGTAAATCGCCTCCTCGTCCATGGGCTAATGCGGACGCTTTGAAATCTACAGATGACCGCACTACTACAGATTTCAATACTGACTTCAGCATGGGTCAGATGGACAATCCAAATAGTTACTACGAATCACGCATCGTAGAGTAAGGAGTTAGCCATGGCAGATGCTATCTACTCCAAAGTCGCAGAATTTATGACCGATACCGTGGTTTTCACGGCTAAGAGTGCTGTTGATAAGTACGGAAAATCCACCTTTGGCGGGGCAGTAGTTACCGCTACTGGTCGCCTCATCTACGACACAGTTCGCTCTAAGGATGTCCAGGGAGTTGAAGTTACCGATATTGGTCGCTTCATTACTTACGGTCCTCAGACTTCAATCACCACTTCTCATCGCATGGTTGTTGGCTCAGATACCTTCACCATCAATGGAGTAGATAACCTCGCAGATGAAAATGGGGCGCATCACACCGTCATTAGATTTGGGCGATAGTCATGGCAACCTACTCATTTGAAATTGAAGGCGCTCACGAACTTCGCAATATGCTTGAGGTATCAGGCAAGGATGCGGGTCGAGTTGTTGGTCAGGTAATAACCGAAGAAGCCAATACAATCTTTGGTAAGGCTCTTATCCTTACTCCAGTTGATACAGGCGCTCTGAGAGGCTCTGGAGGCGTGTCTGCACCTATGAATACCCCTCAAGGCATCGGAGTTGATATTTTCTTTGGTGGTCCAGCCGCTCCATACGCTATGTATGTCCATGAGATTATTGGCAACTACCACAATCCTCCAACTCAGGCTAAGTACTTAGAGCAACCATTCATGGAGCGTTTGCCAGAAATCCAGGCAAATTTGGCTCGGCGTATCATTGACCTACTCAGAAAGAATGGTGCAATGTAATGGCGACAATCCTGGAATCCGTAGGGGATTATTTGGTGACCAATAGCCACGGCACCCTTGGCGTAAATCTATTTCTTGGCACCTTGCCAGAGTCCCCAGATGTCTGCACAGCCGTTTATGAGAACTCTGGAACTCCACCGTCTTTTACCATGGGTACAGGCGGAATCGCTATTGATTACCCAATGCTTCAGATAATTTGTCGTGCGGGAAAAGAAGATTATCCAGTTGCCCGTGATGAAATTGAAGCGATTCGAAACTTGCTTGCTTCCGTAACTGATGTAACAATTTCTGGGTTGAATGTGCTTCGGATTGAACCGATGGGAAATGTAAATCTCCTCGGCATAGACCCTAAGCAACGACCTCTAGTATCGGTGAATTTCCGATGTCTAGTGAGGAGATAAACATGGAGCCTATGGCTCCCCAAGAGAGAGTGGCAGACCCGTATGGCAGGAAAGCAACGACAGACGAATTCCAAAGGTGCTGGAAGTGCGACAGGCTCCTCTTTGAGTCAGCGACCCGTCCGTGGAGTATTAGATGTCCAAGATGCAAGTCAAAAAATAAATCAGGATGAGTTTTTCTCTAAGTTAGACTCCCTCTATGGCAAGAAAACCTTGCCTGGGCATGAGTGCGCTATGGGTAAATTGCTCCGTGAGTTGCCAGAATCTTTTTCTGCAAACTACTCGCAGACTATGGCTTTGAGATGAGTTCAAATGTTGTTCGCCGTCATCGCCGCAGGATGCAGGGATTAGACGGATGTAAGTGTGCTAAATGAATTTAGACGATGCGATTGATAATCTCCTAAAGACTTCGGAGAACAATACGACTCAGCAGATGGAGTCGCGCAAGCGAAGTGCCGAATGGACTCCAGGAGTTTCATGGGATGGCAACGAAGGTTTAGTAACTACCGAACCAATAGTCGGAGATACTCACCCTGATTGGTCAGGAGTTCTCCGTATGTGGGGACTCGACCCCGATAACTTCGCTGTTGTTGAACCAGTCCTGTTCAATGTGTGGGGCGACACTCAAGGTGTGCTTAACCGCCAATGGAAAGGAAAGGTCGTTCGTAAAGGGGCTAAAGAACGCGCCGATATAGACCATCTGATTCAGGAGATAAGAAAGCATAAGCCTAGAGAAAAGAAGCCTTTCGTTGAGGGTGGAGCAAGTCTAGTCGTATGCGCCGCTGACTGGCAGGTGGGTAAGAAAGATGGAGATGGTCTTAAAGGCTTAGTAGGTCGCTGGCTCCAGGCTATTGATGATGTTGAAACTCGATATAAAGAATTGAAGAAGATGGGCAGACCGATTGAGTCCATTACGGTCCTATGCCTAGGTGACCTAGTTGAAGGATGCGATGGTCACTACGACATCCAGACTTTTACAGTTGAAGTTGATAGGCGCGACCAGGTAAAGATTGCTCGCCGCCTATTGCGAGATGCTCTTATCCGTTGGTCCAAGTTCGCTCCAGAGATTACAGTCGCCGCTATCGGTGGAAACCATGGAGAGAACCGTAAGAACGGCAAAGCCTTCACGACTCTAAACGATAATGACGATGTAGCCCTGGTTGAGTCCGTGGCTGAAATTTTTGCCGCTAACCCAGAGGCTTACGGTCATATCCGATTTGCGATTCCGACTGATTCCCTATCCCTCACAGTTGAGGCAGGTACTAAAATCATCGGCATCACCCATGGACACCTAGCCCGAAATGGTCAGGGAGTTGAGGGTAAGTTGCGCCGATGGATTGCTGACCAAACTCTCGGTCGTAACAAGATTGGTGATTGCGACATCCTGGTAACGGGTCACTATCACTCTTTGAAGATGGCAGATTGGGGCGGAGTCAAATGGCTCCAGGCTCCTGCACTAGATGGGGGAAGCGTATGGTGGAGTCAATCAACGGGGGAAACTGCGGATGTGGGGGTCCTGACCTTTGTTGTGTCGGAGAAGGGGATAACCGACCTTCAACTCCTACGGTGAATGACCCAAGGGACTTAGCCCTATATGCGGCTGAGTTGGTGTCTGGTGACCGCCAGGAGGCTTACGGGCATCCTCTTGATAACTTTACTAGGGCGGCTCAAATCTGGTCTGCAATCCTCGGCATAGAGGTCACAGCGGAGCAGGTAAGCCTCTGCATGGTCGGAGTCAAGATTGCCCGTGAAGCCCATGTGACTAAGCCCGATACGGTCGTAG